AATCTTCATCATTTCAAGACTCTGCTGGCGCTCTTGAGCCATCTGGTCAATAGCCTGCTGATATTGAGCCTTCATATCTTCGCGCTGCAAGGCGAACTCGCCCTTGATCTGCTCTACTTCAGCCAGCGGGTTAGGTGGTGGTGGTTGAGAGGCCATTGCCTGCTGTAAACGCTGATATTCCTCTCCCTGTGGATCCATAACGTAACGTGAGGCTGTATGTGTACCCAAAGCCTCGGCGAAATCGTCAAACAGGTTATACGCCTGCTGAGGGCCAATTAACCCGTATTCCTTCGCCTGTTCCGTCAATTGAGCAATCAAACCTAATCTTAACCGGCGTTCTTCTTCTGTACCTGTGCCCAAGCCAACGCGCACAGTCATGTCATTACGCTCTGTCCATTCACGCGGATTAATAGGAACCCACCGGCCCCTTAACTTAACTACCTTGTCCTTGTCCTGATGCTTGGTTAATAGCTCATGCACACGCAACACAAGCTCTTTCAAGCCCGTTTCAGCAATCATGCGTATAATCATCTCAACCTTCTGCGAAGCCCGTGATACAGCCTCTGTGTAAGCCCCTTTGGTTGAGTTCTTTAGTATATCTGGATCAATATTGGTTGATAGCTCATTAATCCCTGTCCTCCCATCCTTAACGCCATCAATATAGTTAATAGCAGGAAGTAGCTGACCGATAATAGGCTGGACTTGTATAGCCTCAACTGCCCCGGTAACAGAAAGATCATCGTTAACGCGCTTAACACCGCCAGGCAATGACTCCATAAAGTCAGGCAAATGTACTCTGTTATTGACAATGTACTCAGCATTGTTCGTTAAATAGACATTATCCAGCAATTGTCTTGTTAAGACCGTCTTGATTCGCTGCAAGTCTGATAAATCATCGTCAAGAGACTCGCCTATATGTCTGTGAGGCACTCTCTTGGTGGTTAATGAGGTGATAGGGATGGTATCGACAACCTCGTTCCATTCGTCGCCAGGCGGTATCTTGTTGGCAACGGTAACAACCTTCCTTAATTCAGCAACGCCATCGCCATTGCAATCAACTTTAATATACGCCTCTGCATAATCAAGCTCGTCCATTGACTTGTCTACTGATTTGTCAGAGCGATCTGATTCGTCTACTACTGAGCTTCTGGCATTATTCTGCTGATCTGAGCTGTATCCAGTGCTTGAAGCTGGCAATCCGTTGATAAAATCAGGACTCATGCCCATCTCTATTAATTCAGAGCGTGTCTTTAATGTGAAATGCTCAACAAACGGCGCTGATTGAACGCCGTATCGCGTTCTCTTGGAAATCCGCAGTTCTTCAGTTGGGATAGCCTCAATACAAACGCGGCCTCGCTTCCTGGTTATCTTTAGCTTTACATCAAAATCGCCGTCATCATCAGCCTCGCCAGCTTCCATGATCTCGACTTCATTACCGGCGTCTATTAAATCACCCAGCATCTTGGTCAGCTCAATCTGGCTTAACCCTTCGTATTCTTCTTCTGTAACCTTCTCAGATTCATCCCAGAAATGCTTGACATACCCGTTCTTGAGTAAGAGCGCGTCTTTAACCCAGTCATGGATAATCAGCCAGCCATCATTGTCCTTCATTATTACGTGATTGACGTAATCTGACTCTTGGGCTGCTGCGTCCTCGTCACCTTCATTAACAGGGGAGAACTCACATACGCCACTCTGCTGGGTTAATGCGCTCATTATAGGCGGCATTATCCAGTCTACGGTTTCAGACAAATCCTTGGATACAATGGCCGACCGGCCTTCCTGCTCATCGCCATAAGGTCTGCCGTGATAATGATCCATCGCTGCAGCTCTTTCATTGGACAGCTCTGTGTTGGTATCGCCCAGGCTGTTACGCCGGTGCGTGTCTATAATCGCTACCAGCTCTTCATTGCTTATGGCTTGTTTTTTCACAGGTATCTCGCGGCATCTGGAATAGGCCAATCAAGGGATTCGTAATCAGTGAACCCATGTCCTTTTAGCGCAGCTCTAACGCGACCAATGCGCTCTATCTTCGATAGTGACGGGCTTTGGCCTGCCCATACCGCGTCTAAATGCTTTTGTGCCCACGCACTGTCTTTAATTATATCTTCAACTACCGGAGTGGCTTTCTCCGGCTCTCCTGTTGATGCCTTGTTAATTTCAGCTTTAAGCCGATTAGTAGACCAGCGTTTATCTACCTTCACACCTAAATCTAGTGCTTGCGCTGTTAAGTCCTGAGTCATACCACATATCTCCTGTCTATTTTCATTGGCTGCAAGAAGTCTTTAGCGATCTTCATCGGATTAGCTTCCGACATCATAACTGAATCACCCAGGTTAGGCGATGCTATCTGCAGCTTGTTCTTCATTTCTTCTTTGTCCATGATCTGAATAAGGCCTGTACCTGAATTCTTTAACGGTATCCTGCATAGCTCCGTTCGTAACTTATTGATACTTTCAATATTAGAACTGATACTTATCAGCTTTTCAACAGGTATTTCCCTGTCGTTTTTCACGATGGCGCGATATGTCAGATAAAACCTGTCTCTCAGTCTCCAATAACATTGCGCCCTCAGATTCCTGAATATGTCTTTGTTCTTTTTGTTCTGAAATCTTGAGCCGCCATCAACATGCTCATAAACAGACTCTTTATCCTCGAGAGATCCGTTACCAGAGAACATATCCCACTTAACCTTGGTTTCTTTCAGTGATTGCTCAACCTGCCTCTTTAATGACACGCCAAGACTACCATAATCCCACCGAAACAGATCGACACCTTCGCTTAAAGCCCTGTCGAGCGCCCAATCACACCCGTCGTTGACATCCATGTGCGTGTTTTCTTGCGCGTCCAGTATGGCATTGCCATGCCTGAAAACGTACGCCTTGGCATCGCCTGAGTCTGACGGGTCGTGAGTGACTATACGTTGGCCTCTAGGCTTCCATCTGTCTACGTGAGCATCAATAGCCGCGTCAAACCACTCAGCCTTGATAATGGCGTTCTCTACATGGTCGTTATACTTTCCTAGCCAGATATGATCGTATTCTGTCCTGTCCAGGTTCTCATAGTCCCATTTGCGCTGATTCTCAAGCACTTCAGGAAAAAACGGGTTGTCATAATAATTGCACTCGATAATCATGTGCATATCGTCTTCATAATACCCGTTCTTCTCTAGCTCAGCCTCAAACGGCACGATAAACCGCTTACAGATAGGGTCTGCTGATGACATTCTATTAAGGGTAAACCACAGTTCAGAGCCAGCTTCACGCACCGTGGGGATAAGCTTCTTTAATGACTCGTCTGATATAGACTGCGCTTCCTCAACCCACGATCTGTTCATGCCGTGCATAGACTTTACCGCGTCAGGGTTTCTAGCTAACCCCTTGAATATAAACCCACCGCCGTTCTTGTGCCTTATCTCGGCATCTGTATGTTCGTATAACTGCAATCCCAGCCTTTCGTACTCATCGACCAGCAATGAATGTACTGATTCCTTAATTGAGTTCTGAAGCTCTCTAAAACAGCCTACCCTTAGCCCCTTGGTCTCTACGTCCATCAAACATAGATCAGCTACAGATTGAGACTTAGCCCCGCCACGACCGCCATAAATGATCTTGAACTGCTTTGGCCTGAGTAATGGCTTTAGCTTACTTGGTAGAGTTAAGCGCGGCATCTACTACTTCCACTGTCCATTTAGTCTCAACTGGGCCTCCGCCTTCGCCTACCAGCTCGGTCTGCTTAACATCAGGCAGATACTTCTTGATAAGAGATAATCTTGTGTCATTAGCAGCCTTTATACGATTAACTGCTAAAGAATCTAGTTCTATACTTAAATCTGCTAACTTATCAGTTGATTCAAGCACTTGCTGTAACAGCCCCCTATTACGCAGAGAATCTAGTATCTCCTTACGTTTGGTTGCTCTTATTTGCTGAGCTTGAGTTTTACCCTTTTCCATCTAGCGCCTCTCGGTAGCTTTTATTTACTTTCGCATCCAGTAACAAGTTTCAATACTGGCCTCTTTGGTTTGTCTTCGACCCCGGCTAATATCATTTCATAGGCCATATCAGTAGCAGATTCAATATCAGTATTCATTGATATGCTTGCACACTCGTAATCTTTCTTGTTCCAGTGAGCAACGCCTGAATCATCAATTGAAACGTCACCCACTTCGACTGTAACCATAATATCCATTATTGCCATCCCACTACGTTATTTGTGGTATCTGCCCACGTATCATCCAGGCTGTCCCATGTGGTTATATATACATTACCAAATAAATCCCAGTCTGTCCCGCTTTCCCATGCCGTTTCTACTGGGTTCTGTACGTTCCACGAGGAACTATTGCCTGATCTATCGCCCCACGATGCTGCGTTTCCACTAACACTTCCCCATGCCGGTGCATTGCTCGTCTCTACAGCCCACTGATTGTCTATTCCATCCCATACGGTGATTATAACATTGCCTGTTAAATCCCAGTCGGCGTCCCATTCTGTAGCTATAGGATTCTGGTATTGCCAAAGCGAACTGTTACTAGCCTCCTGTCCCCATGTAGCTGAATTATTACTCGATACCGCCCACGACTGTATGGCTCCTGCCGTTAATGCCCATTCATTATCCAGAGAATCCCATGTCGTTATATAGACGTTGCCGATCAAGTCCCACTCAGCATCCCATTCGGTTTCTGTTGGGTTGTCTACATACCAGTCAGAAGCATAGAAATCTGGTGTGAACCAGCTCATGCGCTAGGCGTCAATGTTATGGCTGCACGATCTCCATTTTCGTTAGCCGTGCCAGTCACTCTTGTGCTTGTGCCGCTTGGGTCTTTGAATATGCCTGTGGCAGAGTCGTATTCACCTGCATTTACGGCCAGCAATAACGATAGGGCCTGCTGTGCTGTTACATTACCGTTTGTCTCGATAATATTCGCCCATATCTCCGATACTGTTGGGATGCTTATACCGTCTATTATGGTCTGCACATCTGCCGTTGATAAATCATTAAGCGCGGCTATAAGCCCCTGCAATGTTGTTAGCGACGCTCTATTTGCGACGGTGTCTGACTTGATTGATGATATCCTAGTTGTCTCACTGATAGACCACGTTCCGTTTATTCGTAGACCGCCGACATAATACGCCTCGCCGTAGAATCTGAACGCATTTGATCCGTTATCATAGTACGCCTCGAACTCATACCAGCCTTCCATCGCCGTTGTTGGTAATGTGTACTTATACCATCCTCCTTGCGGCACTGTTATAGAGCCTGTCCATGTTCCAGCTCCCGGAGCTGCATCTACTACTGACCATGTGACAACTT